CAAATTTGCTCACGAATATTAAATATGATCGCGTCATTACATTCGGTAGAGTCACCTCTAGGATAGAACCACCAAATTTCACCCCAACGAGGAACTTTTGAAACCCAAACCTTTTGACGCTGATTGTAATTAAGATTGTCAAAGAAATAGTTCATGTTCATTTGATTAGGGATCTCTTGAACTACTCCGTTGTACATCAAGAAACGATCAACACCGCACCAAAAATAAATACCATCATATTCTATAACACAGCTAGATGACATAATAGAAGTCTGTTGACTAATGATGTCATAACGCCAAAATATAGTAGAAGCACCTACAGTAGAAGGACTATAACTAACTCGAACTAATGAATCTAATGACCAGAATAATCCTGATGGTGAGGTTGTACCGCCTCGAACTGGAAGACCTTTGACTATTTTTCCTGTTGAGACGTTAGTTTCGTTAGCGTCAGCAGAATTCCAATCAAAGAAATTACCAGCTGAGCAGTTTTTAATTAATCCATCGTTACCATATACAAATAAATATGGGTGAAGTAGTACGCAACCACCTGAAACTTCAATCGGATCACCTGTAGGCGAGCTTCCCTGTGAGTCAGTCAAAGCTACGAGACCGCTTCCAGGAAACGTCCCAGAGAAAACAGGGGTATTAGTTGTATTGTCAATATTGGTAAGGTTCAGTCCTGGATGAGCTACTAACGAAGATATCCCACCATTACCAGCGTCATAACCGATATCAAATTGCCAAAGGTTATTCGCGTTTGCAGTAAAGCCGTTAACTATTGTAGCTACGTTAATTGTAAAACCTGAACCGCTTCCACCTAAATTTGAATTGCTAGCTGTTAAGGTATTTCCAACGATGTAATTAAACCCACCACTAACTAAAGTCACAGCCGTAACCGCATTACCAGAAACAGTTATGTTAGCAGTGGCGCTGATTCCTGAACCGCCTAACAGTGGGACTGCTGAATACGAACCATTGACGTAACCCGAACCAGCTACAAGAGTGTTAAGGGTTAGTATCTCACCGCTGAAACCAATATTGATTGGACCTGTACCGATTCCATTATTGTTATCGGTTTGCCACATTTGAAGATAAGATTGGGAACCTGAATAAAGATAATTCTGACCATTTTCAGAATTCATGATCATTCCGCGGGATATCTCTGTAGCGTTCAAAAACATGCCTCTGTAGCCACCCATCTTACGAGGACGACCGCGTTGGAAACGAACCCACCGCCCATCAGTGAAACTAGGTGCGTCGAACTGAGTTCCGTCTCGTTGAATTCCAGGTTTAATCTGGAGAGATATAACTTTCGCGGTCAAACGAAGGTTCCCCCTTTGATACCATCAATGACGTGCAGACCATCAGCTTCAAGAGTCATTTTTGAAACACCTGTCAATGAGAAACCTAATTGACCGCTAGAAGGTCTGTAATATCCTGTAGTCGTATCGCCTGTGTAATTCAAAGAGGGATTAGCTGCAGTTCCAGAACCTAAAGTTAAGCTCGGTAGAGTAGAGATTGTTGCTGAGTTAGCGTTGTATACGTTAGTTCCGTCGCAAACTAGAATAAGTGTTTGATTTTGAGGAATGATAACAGTTGCACCGCCCACTGCTGCAGTCCTAAACGTCATAGTGAACGCGCCTGTAGTCAGGTTTGTAACTGTGTATATTTGAACTGTTGCAGGGAAAATGATACTTACGTTTGAGCTGAGAGTTCCAGTATATTCTTGAATGATATTAGCTGCTTCAGCAGCAGTCAAGGTGATTGTCGCACCTAGACCTGTTACGACTTTTGATAAAATCGTATAGAAGAAACTAGCTGATTGACCATATCCGAAGGAGTTGAACCCATTAGTTCCATTTGAAACTACAACGAAAGACTCGTCTAATTGAAGTTGCTGAGAAGCATTTCCATCAATAGTATCAGCTCCAGTACAACTGACAGTTAAAATACCTGTACCGTTATTTCTTATCATCGCGAACCAATTGTTACCGACAGTTGATGCGCTAGGTAAAACTATTGAACCTACACCGCCTTCCCAAACTGCGAAAGACGCTCTATTAGCTGAACTAAGGGTTGTATTTGAACTATAGGTTGTTAAGTCATATGCTTGATTCAGAGTAGTGCTGATAGCTTTTAAACCATAACCAGCCAACGCAGAGGCATTCGCTGATGAAGTTCCAGCGCCAAAGGTAACAGTTGCCCACGTTCCTGGTATCGTTGTATTGTTGGTAACGTAAATATATTGAGCAATACCTGATGAAATTGAAATGATCGTGCTACCATCGCTTTTGACAACAGTAAACGAGTTGGCGCCGATATTTTTAATTAACGCGCTTTGACCTGTTGATACCTGAGTCGCAGCAGGCATGTAAAGTTTGAGACCTGAAGTTGTTGCGGTGACTTCAATAATGTTAGCAACAACATCATCTGTATTTCCGTTTACTGGCCATTGAAGAATTGTATCCGCGCTGATTGTCAGCTGTTCATACCCAACCTGACTTGGTTGAACTGTTTGTCCTGTGAATGGATTTAGATAAGAAGTCATGATTAACTTTCAATAGCAATAGTTTGACGATCACCCACGCGAGTGATATCTTCGGTTTTTAATGCTGCCATTGCTTGGTCATACTTTTGCTGAAAAATTTGTCTTTGATCATTTTTCAAAAACGGCATCGCTTGTAATAGAGTGCCGAACAACATCGCATTAGGCGCATATTGAGTGAGCCAATTAGTTTGATTTTCTGAAGAGAGTGGTGAAATACGCTCGTAAAATAAAACTTCAAAGTCATAGGCTATATCAGGAGTTGGACCAACAATCCAGTGTTCGTAATCATAATCGCCATAATACAGAGGCACACCCTCAGTATTCGCATCAGGAGTATACGCTTTGATATACTCGTATTTTCTTAATAGAACAGGGGTGCGTTGACCATCCACTACCACGTTGAACGATACGGTCTTACGCCAGCGAGCAGGCTTAGGAATGACTGGATTTCCTGCTGACATCGTACTCTCAACGACCTGAAGCTGACCAAGAGTTTTGATCTGTTGAGCTATCTCAAACTCACAAAGCGTAATGAACGTAGGGATTTGATCAATAGTGGCTTGATCGCTACGCTCTAAATACTGAAGCACAGTACTAGTTAGCGAGTCATAAGTTAGAACAAAAGATACAGTCATGATATAAACAATGCCTTTTCATCGTTACGACGATTAACCAGCCCTTTTAACACTTTGCCACCAGCTAAAGTATATTTCAAAAACTCTTCCGAAGCTTCATTAAATTCTCCGCGAAGAACCTTTTGACGGAGGGTGCTGCGCTGTAGTGTTCCCAGACCAACATTGAAGCTAAAGCTAACAAGAGCATCGAACTGACCTTGAGTGAGCTTGACAGGACAGTAGCGTTCAACACCTCGCTCAAAGCGATTAAGATCGTCTCTAAGAATATCATCTACTTCCTCCATAGAAAAAGTGCGGTCATCTTTGTATTCAAGCGGATAAGCGTCTCGCTCATCTATCTTTAAAGCACCCTGACGAGGATAAAGGACGTGCCCTACTCCGATTGTCCAGAGCTTGGCTGGGCATCGGTAAGGTTTCTGTCTAACCCCCTCATGATGTTTGATCATTTTGATAGCCTTATCGCTTACTTTCATTTCTTGAACGCTTGAGTACCGAACCAGAAAGAAACAATGCTTGCCCAAATAATCTGGGTCTCATCATCCCATAGGAGGTTTAACGCCACGTCAAATGGCACTTCCCGATGGAACGCAAACCAGAACCCAAACAGTTCTACAAACATAAACATGATGAACATACCGTAGGTAATGGCTGGTCTAACCATTGCCCTAGAGTTCGTAACCCACTGGGAAGCACCCTTGCCAATTTCAATGTCGTGGGCATACAAAGACGCTCTTTCTTGAGCTTGGGTCTGCATCTCAATCTGTTGGGTCTTAATCTCTTCTACATGGGCTTGAGCTTGGAAACCACGCTCCATCATCTGGAGTTCCCGTTCAGTCTGCAAACGAGCCATCTCCATCTCATGCTTCTTGTCGGACTTATCTTGAAAAAACCCTAGTAGGCTAGGTAGTCCGCCCGATAAGAACGATATAAGGGTAGTAAATAGGGTAATCATTTCTTTCCTCTTTCTTCAA